TTAATCCTGCTTATAGATCATAATATCATCATATTTATGCTGATAATTGACCGGGTTCTCTCTGGTGGTGGTCGTTGACCACTTGAAAGGATTAGAAACAAGTGTGGTGGTTTCAAACCATTCCATAAGTTCGACGATGCTTGATTTATTTGAGGTGAAATAAAAGTATTTCGAGCCTTCCAGTAGCTCCAAAATATCAAGGTAGTCCTTAAGCTTCCAATACTTATCACTTCCATAAGTGGCGGTGTCTGTGCTTAGGTACGGTGGATCAAGCAGATAAACCGTATTGTCGCTTTTAAACTGCTGATAAACCTCTTTATAATCCTTGCTGACAACTTCAAGCCCTTCTAAATATCTCTCAGCTTGAGTTATATCAGACTTTCTTACCGTGTTATACATTGTGGAGCTGCTCAACTCTTTAAAGCTTGTAGCATATTTACCTGAGAACAGTATCGAGCTTGACAACGTAATGTAATCCACATACCCAAACGTACTCTCGTGCGTTTTTACGGCTTCAATTATTCGGTTCTTTAAGTCTATTGGGATTTTACTTTGTCGTGCCACAGGAGCAGTAATTTGCCGCAATTTAGCAAGCAATAAGTTGGTTTGAGGTATCGCTTTTAGCCGTGCGCTGAAGTTGTCATAATCATTATAGATCACTCGTGCTTCAGGATGTACGTCTTTGGTGACGCGACTCAATAATCCAGAGCCACCAAACAGGTCTACGTAAGTAGCATCTACTGGGAACTTCTTTAATGCCTCGCTGTACTCCTTTACAAAGTTTCTTTTCTGCCCCTGAAACGGCAAGGGCGCCGATTTAAATTTCTGCATTGTTATTAGTGTTTGATTGATGAATGTTTATTTTTGTCCCTCTGACCATTTAAACACGAAAAGCCACAAAGCAACCGGAAAGACTTATGTCCTCCAGTAGCCTTGTGGCTCGTGTTTTTAGAATGGTCAGAGATTTTAAAATGCTGGAGGACTCTTTTATCCCGCACCTCCAAAGCGGTTATTTAAATTCCTAGTTTGTTGAATTGCCAGACGGTTCCGTCATAATTGAAAATGCCGCGTTCACCATTTGTTAGGTTAACCGAGTCTACTAGACCGCTTCTTTTAATTTGAATGCCGTTTTCTATCACTGTTGTAGATGGGCTATTGGGTATTCCATCGGGGTTAGATACTCTTACTTCTATTATGCGGCCTTTTTTAGGGTTTGGCGGTAAATAAACGTCTTGGTTTTGATCACTCTTGACTATTATAATGTGATCATACTGCCCTATGGTGTGACCGTTAGAAATATATGGGATTTCGTCTACATTAAGGTGATGAGCTGCATTGTTGAAAAATCCTGATATTCCGTCAATCGTTAAATCTCCAACGACTTTTAATCCGCCTTCAAAGTAACCTCCTACACCATTTCCGGTGGCGTCTACTCCAAATACCCCTGCATTAACTCGATTGGGTTCTATGCGCGTTAAAATGCCCATTAATGAGGCATTAATCGCACCGTTAGAAGTCAGGTAGTATAAGCCGCTCCCGTTTGAGAAAAAACCGTTTGGAGACAACGAGCCAAACTCAGTACCTACAGGATTTCTTAACCGCATTCCTCCAAGCGGAGCGCTTGAAGTTACTTCGACATCTACATCGTCGTCAATGGTGAGTATCTCGTCGCCAACTTCATTATAAAATACGATGTTATTGTCTGCATCGGTGATTTCGATGCGCTTACCGGTGTCTGAAGTCTTGAGCGTTCGTGCGATCAGATTTTCAATCACTGCGTTATCGGCGAAGATCATACTGGAGACCAAAACACCGTCAAGGGTTAGTTTTCCGGCTTCGGTGACGTTAAAGTCCAATGAGCTACCTTCATTGCCAATCTTAAACTTTCCCTCGCTTAGATCAAAGAAGTTAAGACCGTCAAGACTCTTAATTCGACCAGTGGTGATTGTGTCGCCGCTTATGAACGTCATACCGTTTGTAAAATCAAAGTCACGACGATCATCTGCAACAGCATAAAGAATACCCAAGTTAAAAAGGTATTTACCGGCTTGCTCGTCTACACGCTTGGGCGTGTCGCTTATCATCCACTCACCGGTTAAGGCAGTAGTAGTACAACTGGCATAAATATAATAGGGCTTAGCCGGATCAAGGTTTTCAAAGCTGGCGGGATCAATATCCCAAACATAGCCCAGTTCTTCAATATCAATTTCATAATGTGCAAGCTGGCCACCGCTAATGGTTAGTGCATTAGCGTCACCTTCAGCATTGGCTTGAATGCTTACTCCAATGAGTCCGAAGTTTTGAGACTTGGCACCCACGCTGAGCATAAAGGTTTCAATACTGAGCGGCTTGATATTCTCCGGGTCAAAGTACCCGTCCGGGTCAAAGATCAAGTCTTGTAGATTTCTAAAGCGTAAAGCCGAACGTCTGGCGAGTTCTACACGTTCCCGGTCTACGTCACGAATTTCTGTTTTGTTGTCTACTGTATTGGCCACCAAGCGTTCTTGTATGGTGTATGGAATACTATCTGCTATAACCGCAGAAACTTGATCAGGGTTAACCAGCGGGTAGTTAACCTCCACTACGCGTACCTTGTTATTAATACCTAAATCGCTATCCAGCACGCGCACGATGTTTCCCACGCGTAAATCAATACCGCGCTCCCGTATATACTTCTCATCAATGTCTAGGTCATAAATTACACGAGGTACGCTGTTTTCTTTGAGGTAGATTTGCGTTTTGGTTTGTAGTTCCAGTTCGGCAGCCTCTATATAGCTTTGAGGCATTTTAATATCCACTAGCGTATATTCATCGCCAACCTCCGGGTAATTCAAATCATTGGGCAACGTGTAGCCATTCTCTTCAACAAATGGATTAAAACGCAATTGTTGCTCAGCATTCCTGTAGTATTCAATCTCAAATTCATAACCGGCAAGTGCTCCGGTCTTAAAAACGATCTTTGCCACGGTTCCCTCCAGCAAATAATCATTAACATTAAAATTAAGGGCGGTATCCTTAATGATTCGGCGGTCTAATGCATCGATACTTGTGACCGTTCCGGTGCGGTGTGGGTAGACCTCGTCAAAAGTTACCGAACCTTCACGCACGCCATATAGCTCCGTATTTTGCTCAAGATAGCGGTCTTCAAATACGAGACGTGTTGCACCATCTCGGTAATCCTGATCTAAATTTTTACGCGCGCCAAAGCCATAAACGCGGGTTACGATGTTCTTGTCATCGATTCGGTTACGCTGAATGCTATACAAACCCTTCCCACGACCGTATTCAAACTGAAGTGTGGTATCTACGCCCACGGTTTTTTGCATTGATATGCTTTTGCCTGTGATACGGAACTCCATCTCAAAGGCCTCAGCAATTTTGGTTAAAGCGCTGCGACAGCTCTCGTCTGCAAAGGTCAAGGTTTGATCTGGGGCAGCCTCAACATTCTCAATAGACCAACCGGCATCGATGCTGTTGATGTTGGTTAAGAGCAACTCAAGGAAAAGTTGCGGGTCACCGTGATACGAGAATGAAGCCTGACCCTCATCCATAAAGATTTTGTTATACAGGCGGTAAATCTCACCCTCAAACTCTATAACGTACCGGTACGTGAAGTTATTTATCTTCTCCATACCCGGTGCAGTATTGATGTAGTACCGTTCACCTCGCCACTCAATATAGTCACCTATCTGTATGGCCATCGGAGCGTGCGTAATACTATCCACAACGATCTTATGCTCACCCATTAGCTTGTGGGTGAACATCGATCGATCATCTAGCGGGAGTTGAGCTATTTTTATAGTGTTTCTTAATACAAATAATTTCATGTTTATAATGTTGAAGCAATCCAAGCTAAAATCTGATACGCACGGTCAAAATACCCCCAAATATCCCCAGCGTGAAGACCATCACCATTCCACCTGTCTAACTTATCAAGATCAAATGTGTCATAAGATTTTGCCCCTGCTGTACCTTTTGGTGATTGGATAGCGTATAAAGGCAACTCATCAAAATCTGTATTTATTTCTAATTCTGCTTTAAGAGCCTGATATGCTGCTAGCCTATAGGAATTAACAGTGGTTTCCTTTATGTAACCTTGCTGAGAGTAAAGACCGCTATTAAACACCCCGTAACCTCTGTTCGTACCCATTAATATCTTAATAGATGAGTTGTGAGCGTGTATGCGTTCCCCCATTAGTATGACATCGGGTATTACTAATGATCCGTCACTTATATTATTAACGTCGTTTTCAGTCATTATAATAGAAGCGTGGGTAGGTTCGCAGACGTCATATTCGTTTACATCAGTTACAAGTGTTCCTGCCGTACTTCCTACTACTAATCTAGTAACTCCATCGGATGCTAAAGTCTTGTATTTGTTGAGATACTCAGTATAATTGAAAGCATAAGAACCACCGCTACTTTCTACTGTGTCTAAGTCAAAGAACGGATTATCCACATCAGTAGTGCATCGATACAAAATATAAGCTTTTTGTGCTTCATCGTCTGCACTTGAATAAGTGCCTCCAAAAGTATAAGTAACACTATCGTAAGTAAATGAAGTAACACCGTTAACATTTACGATCCAATCCCAAAGTTCCTCAGTAGGGTCAGCCTCATAGTACCCGTGGCAAGCTAAACGCATTAAATCACCTGTTGCTGTTGTGTTTGAGAATCCGACATAAGTCCTCCCGGGCGTTCCGTTACGTGTCATTGTTCCAAGTCCTAAAGAATCCCAAGCGGCTTTACCCACTATTCTGTAAGGTGTATTACTTCCGTTTTGTCTGCGTGTATTTGTGAACTTTCTAAGGTAATCGGAAATTGCCCAACCGCCACGACCTTCGTTACAAGCCCTAACTGTATAAGTTCTATCGAATTGGGTTAAAGTATCTATACCTAGCATAGTACCCACGTTAACAAGTGCAACATTACCTATATCAGCGTTTAGTGCTTGAACAAGAAAATCAATAATAACAGAATAAGCTATCTTATTTCCGTTTGATCCATTTACTTGTCCTTGAGTTAGACTATCACCTATACTCGTTAGCTTTATCATTACGTTTTGCAAACTAGACAAAGGGCTGTGCCTAAAAGGAATCGTAAAAGTTTCCGTCTTATAGTTATCTGCACTTAAAGTCAAAGAAACATTTGTAGTTCCATCAGTGTTTGTTTGAAAGTCGATCACAGCGCTAGCTGAACCGTTGACCCTTGCGGATTTTAAAGCTTGCGTGAATATCCCTTCAACCGGTATTCGAGCTGTAAAATTTAAAGTTCTATCATCATAGTTTAAACCTCTCACAACCGTAGGGATGGTTACTATACTTGAGATATCTTCCAAATCGGGTAAGCTCTCTTCTACTTTCTTATTTAAATCCGAAAGTATAATTTCAGATTCTTGCGCATCGTAAAAATGCAGCACGTTTGGATTAGGCTCTGAAGGGGCAGACGGTACCGTGGTATAATTTGCATTTACGTAACTGCCATACCATTGCCGCGAGTAATTACCCGCACCGTTATTCCATTCACCAGACTCATTTGCAAGATTATCACCCTCGTAGTAAATAGGTAAGTACCTGTCAGGTGATGATTGATTACAAAATAGTTGATCGCCATCTTCAAGGGTTATAGGGGTGTCAAGATCTATAATTCTTTCACATACGCTCTTATCTGATGGCTCGGTATCGAACGTATAATTTTCGTCAATTTCTGTCTGAGGTATAGTGTAGTCAAGAACACGAGATTCAGAACCTCCTGAGGCTTTTTTAATTACTAATTGTACGCGCAGTCCTGCTGTTGAAGCAGCAAGTCTAGTCGCGCGACAAATAAAAATCCCTATACTTTTAATCGGTTTTCCAGACTTTCCAAAATACCAAGAGTTAATTCTGCTATAACCACCGGAACTCCCGAATGAAAATATTTTATATTTAGAATTGTCTGCATCAGGCTCAACCTGAGTAGTTACATCTACCTGTTTAAACTTTTGATCCGTAGCTTTTTTAACATCATAAAGCTGTCCAGAAGTAGCTAATTCAGAGCTATTTTCTATCGGCTCACTTTGCGATATATCTGCCGCAGTCAATCCCGCCTCCTTTAAAACCTGCGTAGTATTATCGCTTGCTCGCTGGTAAAATTCTGCTTTGCTTTCTCCGGCATCTGTATAAATAAAAGGGGTGTCTTCAGCAGGAGGAGTTCCGTTGAAAAATGCATCTTTCGCGGCGGGATTTGTAAATAATTTAAAGCCTTTAGCTGAAGCGCTTATACCTTTACTTAAAGCAGCCTGTACTTTCTCATCTACTTGTGCTGGGGTTATGTATGGAGAGTTTGCCATTTTATTCAGTTATTAGGTGTTCGTATTGAAAGACGATGGTGTCACCGTCGTTTATAGGTTTATTTATTACAATTTTCTTTTCGGCAAGCGTGGTGGTATAATCACTCAGGGGATCGTTAAGCCTTGAGAGTACACCGGCCTCGGTTTGTACAAATACATTGAGTAAATTGGTAGGTTCAAAGTCAAAATAGTAGGTACGCTCGTCACCGGCTTGAGCCAAAATTGATGGCTGGGTATAGCTGCTTACGTTTGCACGTATATACTTTTCCTCAATTACAACACTTTCATCGGTGGTTATCTCACCAACTTTTAACACCTCGGCAGGTATTTGTATGAGCTTGATTTTCGCATTTTCGTCAAGTAAAGGCGGGTTATCTGCTTGATCAAGATTAACCGCGAGTAAAATACCAATGTGTTCAAAGTCTTGAGCCTCTAAAACCTTTATAATCTCACTTAAATCAATATACTCAGGCTGCTCATTGTCTATATTTCCTATCAGCACTTTATCATTTCGCTTAAGGGCGGCGCGGTAGGTCATACCTTTCCAAAATCTCTTATCCATTACGCGTATATTTTAATCAGTTCGTATAAATTGGTTACGATGTTGTTGTATTCATTATCCAGCAAGTATCCCGTTTCAAGAGGCTTGCCGGTTTGTTTACTCATTAGCGGCACCGTCACTTCACACATTGCAAAGTCACTAGCCACTTTTATATTTCGCACTTCAACACCTTTGATGTTGAAACATTCCCGTGGGATGCCGTCTATATTTATAAGGCGCATACCGGGAGCGGCTAGCAGCTTGTGCAGCTGTTGCATGTGCTGCGCGAGTTGTGCGTAGCTATCGGCATAGAATACCAGCACAGCTTCAAACTCGTGTGCGCTTGCCGGTGTGATCTGGTAGCTTTCGGTCTGGTAGAAAGTCACGTTTTGAGCCTTGGGTTTAGGAAGGCTTAAATTGTCGTTTAAACGGGTGACAAACGCTCCTAAAACTTTGAGCGAAACCCCGTCGATATGGTAAGCGGCACTTTCGGTACCGCTTAACAAATTGGCTCCAAAATTGATCACCGGTTCTCTAAAGGTGATACGAATAGACAGCCAACCCAATTGCAGGTGTTCTGCTTCGATCTGGTCATTGATGTACACTTCAAACGAACCGTAAGGCGTTGCCAGCGTCACCAGATCGTCGTAAGCTTTAACCGCGTCGTAAAACTCAGCAAGGCGGGTGTACGCGAGTTCTTTGGTTGTGGCTACCACGTAACCCGAGAAAACAAGATCCCGACCGCCGTGACGTATTTCGCTTGCGAGTACATAAGGTTCTACACCTTCCTCGCCCGTCCAGTCGTGAAAGGTTTTGCCAAGACGTGCCGGCATATCAAGCTGACCGCTCAGTGCGATGTTACTACCGTCTATACGCCCGGAGGTGATGCCGTAGGTCTCAAATGCTATGTTGTTGATGGTGTACATTATCCTCCGGGTTTTCCTAAGTCACGCCCAGAAGCCGACTTGGTTTGTTTTGAAATTGTTTTAAGCTCAGCCACCGCATACATTACCTGTATTACAGTATTGCGGGTGTTTTCTTCTATAAGGGCGTTGCTGGCCATTATGTTCATCGTAGCATCGCAGCACTTTTGCTCCATTGCAAACCAGCGCTCAGAAAGCTGAAAATGTTTTTTTGTGATGTCATACTGCCCACGGAAAAGCCCGGTTAACTCGCTTGCGGTCTCTTCGGTCATCTCGCGACGTATAGCACCTTGTAGGCCTTGCTGTGTTTGGTTGCCATTCACAAGGTCTTCATCAAGTATAGAACTCCATTGCTCGTACTGATCAATCGCTTTTTGTACCTGCGCCTGATATTGATCGCGTATGGCCTGCGCTTCTGTGGCGCTCAGTTCGCCTTCACTTTCAGCATAGGCGGCAAAGTTTTCATAAAGTTGCTTTAAGGGTTCCTCAAGTACTTGGTACTTGATCCCGTTTAAAATTGCAGCTTGTAACATCGTTTCAATATCTCCCGAGAAATCCTCAAAGCTGTCTTTCCCTTGACGTAGTCCTTCTATGATACTATCTGAAATTGCGTTACTCGTGGTACCGGTAAAAATCTCGTTTGCTTTGGCCTGTAAATCATCAAGCATCCCGTTTATATCTGCTCCCTCTTCTTTAAGGTTGCGCAGCTGCTCAAATAATTCTTTGGCGCGGTCATCCAACTGTCCTTGCTCGTAGAACCGCTCAATATCTTCAAAGGTTTTACCTAATAGACTAGCATATTCATTTACGACGCGGGTCTTTTGGCCTATGCCTAAGAATCCCCCGTATTTTTCAGTATAGCTTCCGGTTATGTATTGCTGGCCTTGTAGCTGCTTGAGTAATGCAGCCTCGTCTTGTGCATTTTGTTGCTGAGCAAGTTTGAGCGCTTCACGTTGCGCAGCGATACCATCGAGGGTAAATTCTACCTCCTGTGCGCGTAAAATATTACGATCGCGCAAGATTTCATTTATGCGGCGCTCACCATCTTCAATACGTTGATTGATACGCAGGAGTTCTTCTTTTGCTTTTCTTTCACTCTCCCGTGCTTTGGCGGCTATTCTAAAAACACCAGATATTGCATTTATTGTACTGGTAATTCCTCCAACAATGTCACCACTCGCAAAACTGGCACCGGCTTGTGCTGCATCACCCGCAACAGCCGCGAGTTCTCCTATGGTGGTAATCGTGTCACCTAATCCTTCATCGAAGTAACCGACGGAGTCGCCCAAATCAAGAAACGCGCTTGCGATCTGTTGCGTTTTTCGTGCAATTTCGTTGAGTTTATTAGCGGTGTTGTTATCTAAATCCCTGCTTAACGCATCTATTTTCTTTTGAATGTCCTGAGCAGTTTCTTGAGATATCACCCCCGCAGCGAGCAGCGCATTAACCATTTTTTGGGCGCTATCAATAACACTTTGAGCAGCGGCACGGCTTAAGCCATCTACACCGCGCAAAAGGCGCTTATATGCCTCGGTACTTTCTGCATACTCTTCGCCTAAGGCATTTAGCTGTTCTTCAAATTTTCGGCGTAATATTTCGGCTTCAGCAATCGCACCCGCTTCCAGTACTTTTTGGCGCTCAGCATTATACTTTTCGGTAAGCAGCTTGCGCTTCTCTTCAAAAGTCATCAACTCGGCAAGCAGATCGTTAAGCTTTTCGGCCTGTATACGTTTTTCGGTATTGGCCAGATCGGTGAGCATATCTACGCGATCACCTTGACCTCCAGTATTGGTGCCATAGGCTACAGCTTCAAAAGCAGCCTCGTTTCTTTTTATGATATCCTGCAAGTAATCGCGAAAGGTTTCAAACTCACCAAGCTCGCCCTTGTAACGTTCTCTAGCCTTCTCAATGCCAAACTGCTTTCGGTACTCTTCAAATTCGCGGAAAAGTTCCTTTTGTTGCTCCAGCTCTTTTTTTAATGCTCGGGTTTCTTGCTTGTATTGCAGATCAGTCTCGGCACTTTGCTGAATTACTCCTAAACCGGTTAGATCAATTTTAGCCTTTGCATTTTTTGGGTCAGCATTAAACTCCTCGATCAATGCACGCACTTTTGCAAACTTATCGCGCAGGGCTTGCAGCTCTTCGGCATCACGATCCAGTTGCTTGCGTGCATATTCCCGATCAAGGTCTGCAATTTTCTCAAGCAGCTTTTTACGCTCGTTAACTTCCTTACGATTAGCATCAGTTTTGCCGTCACCAAAAATGTCAAGCCCCGCAGCTTTGGCAATCTCAGCCGCTTTTTTATTCAGGTCGTCAACGATCTTCTGACTCTTATCGGCTACGGTTTTAGCATCGTTCTCCAGTTCGTTAAGCTCATCAGCTAGAACCTTCTGACGAAATGCAGCACTATTCGCAGCTAGGTTGGTAAAATTACCTTGAGCTTGTGAAGCTGTTGAGACCCCTCTTGCACGTGCTTCGGCTTCCTCTTTTTGCTTGGCTGCAATTTCCTCCTCAGTTTCAAATTGCGCTTTAGCATTTTCGGCCAGCTGCTTAGCTGCATCAGCTGCGGCAAGGGTAGCTGCTGTCTTATATAGCATCGCTTCAATATACGCGGGCGCTTTTTCGACCACAATACGTTCAGCTTCATTGAGATCGTCGGTGTTTTTATAAACCTTGCCAAGGGTTGCATTGTACTGCTTAAGGGCGACCTCTTTATCAATAATTCCGTCTTTAGCCTGTTGAATGGTAGAGCGCAGCGTGATCAGGTCTTTAATAACCTTTTGATACTCGTTAGATTCATAGGCTTTATTGAGCGCTTCAACACTTTTGGTATGCTCATCAATAGCCGTGCGACCTTTAAATAACTCACTAAATAAATTGGCTATTTCTTTACCATAAACGGTAATTAGTGTAATACCTAATGACAAGGCAACATTCCAGCTAAAAAGGTTACCTATTACACTTTTCCAAACCGGCACCCCTTTTTTACCACTGGCGACCAGTGCGTCGTTTTCTTTGCGGAGGCGACCAATCTCATCGGCGAGAATGGGGATGTTGTTTGAAAGTGCCAAGAACCCGGTTTGGGCAGAATAGGTAAAGGCGGGAAGTTCGCGGGTGATCTGGTTGATTGAGTTGCCAAGGCCGTTAAACGTGCTTTTGGCTTTAGCAGCTTTCTTAGCCGGTACATCCAGACCCGGAGTCGTTTCCAAAGCTTTGAGCTTTGCCAATAGATCATTGATCTCTGCCTGACTCAATTCGGCCTCTTGCCCAATTTTCTTCAGGTAATCGCGTACCTTTTGGGCTTCGGCTTTTGCCTCAGGTGAGTTGATCAAAAACTCAATATCTATAGGGTCAATTTTTTCCACGCTTAATTTTGTTGAACAGGGCTGCGCCTGTATCTTCAATTACCTGATCTTCTCGTTTAACGTGCTTGAAGTTTGCACGGTCTGCCATCATAAGCAGGAGGTTTGCACGCGAGACTTTCCATAGCACATAATGCCACGTCCATCCGGTTTCCTTTATAATCTGGTATAATAATCCCCAAGGGCTATGTAAGCCGGTTTGCTTTAACTCCCCTGATTGTTCTGACCCAGATTCGGAGTCGTCAGTTTCATCTTGCGAACCGATCTGGTAGTACTCATAAAATCCGCGGTACCGCCGTAAATTAGTAAGGCGCTGGTGAGCGTAAAAAGTTCACGAGGTTTGCAATGCCATCGCAAGTACCACGCTAATAGCCGCGTAAAGAGTTTACCACTCCAGTAGCCGTTAAGAATGGCACAAGCAACCGCTTTGCTTATGCTTTTGCCGTGTAGGCTCATCAATGCCAAAGCCTCTTCTGTGCTTGTGTTCTCCAGCTTATGATCTTTGAGACCGGTACTGAGATAATACGCAGCCACGCGGTACATGGTGCCTTCATAAGGAGAGGTCAGCTTGAGCGCTATTGTGCGTTTACCAAACCATCTTAGAAAAAAAGGGGCGGCAACTTTTACCTTGACGCCCCTATGTAGGATGGTTTGAGCTGCGAGATGCTCCGTTGCCGGATTTTCTTGATGCTCGGTTTTCATTACGCTTCAATTGGTTCTACCATATCAAATGCAGCCAAACCGTCAACCAATGGCTTAAGAGCCATAATAGTCACATCTACCAATGCGATACCGTTACGGCGCACTTGATGATTGATTCGTGCATTTACACGCCCACGAGGTATAACGATCTTGTAACCATCTAAGGTTTCAAATTCAAGGCGCTTCTCAACGTGAAGGTTTTCTGAAGGACGGCTCCAAGTCTTAGAAGTTCCGGCAACGGTCACCACTTCACCACCACAAAGCAAGGCAAGCGTTTCTACACTAGTGTCCATAATCTGGAGCGTTGCAGAAATTCTACCTTTCTCCGTGAACTCCATAACCGGGTCTACGTCCATCTCATTGTAAACAGGGGTTGAAGTACCTTCCTCCTCAACGATGTTGAACGTGTCACGATAGACGTCGTCTTTCAATTCTGTAGGGCTACCGGCGCCTAGGCCGTCTGCCGCATTAATGTCGTCGATTTTAAGGCTCGCGAGACCGTATCTATACTTTGGCATTGCTTAGTCTTCTTTAGGATTAGTAATTGCTTCTTTACGGGCTGTGATAGCTTCGTGAACGCCTTTGCGGCTGGTTTCACCTTTAGCGGTTTCCAGTTCTGCAAGAGCGTCAAGGGTCTCTACCTTGTCAATTTCTGCCACACGACCTGCAACAGTTTTAACATTACCGTCAAGGATCGCCTCCAGTGCATTGTCTTTTGTGGTATCGTCACCTTTTGCGTCTGCGTCAGTGTCGTTTGTTTTTTGCGCAGCTGCTGCCGGACTATCAGGGTTCACCGTATCTTTTACCTTTGCAGCTTTTGCCACTTTCTGGGCGTTGTCTGCAAAGCTCTTATCAGGATCAGCGTCTGGCGTTTGCTCTTTGGCTTTACCGTCACGCTTAATGCTTGCGATCTTTTGATCTTTAGAGCGCTGTGCGTGGCTTTCGGCTGCGTGTAAGTCACGAAAGGCCTGACCATCGGCAGTGATGTGTAGCTCTTTAATTTCCGGGTTGCGTGCGAATATTGATTTCGCGATTTCTTCTGGTTTCATACTAAAAGGGTATTTTGATTTTGAAATAGGTTAAAGCGGCTTTAAAGCCTAAATAAACGAGGGCTAAACCGCCTACCCAAGCCAGTAGCTTGACCAAAAACGGCACATACTTTTCAGGCACATTCTCCACGGTTTCAATTTTCTCAAGTCGATCGCGCAAGGTGTTGATGGTAGTATCTCGTAGCTCAAGCTCCAGCAGTAAAGAATCAATCTTACAATCTACTGTTAGGCTATCACCTTGTAACCCTATAGCTGCTGTCACCCGGTTGCGGGTCTCAGTGATGTAAAGCGCTTTGCGTAGCTCTGCAATGGTCGTGGTTAACCTGAGACTGTCTCCCGGAACCTTAACCAGCGTGTCGCGTGGTACTACAGTTACGGTGGTCACCGTGCTATCGCGTACCATTGTACTTTCGGTTAGGGTTGCTTTGCTTTTGCAGCTTCCAGCTGAAAGGATCAATAGTACCGTAACCAATGCTAAAGCAATGCGGGCGATCCAGCGTATTACAATGTGTTTTTTCATATCTGTTTAAGTTGAAAGTGCATTCCGTCTTTACGTGTCCAAGTCCCGCCCCAATCAAAGCCGGCATCAGTAAAACACTTAACCAGTTCCTTACTCATTTGCGGTTCTTTTCCTAGTCCATTCCACGCGGCGTTGATGTCAATCGCAATTGCCCAGGAATGAAGTGACCACGTTTTGCCACCACGTACTAAACGCACATTAAAGCAGCCGTCCCAAGTCTTAACCTCGTCTTGCAAACAATTTGAAATGATGTTCCAAAAGGCATTTTCAAGCGGTGCTATGAGATCGCGGTTACAATAGATTTTATTAGGTATTACCGGAAGCTCGCGGTTAATTGCGTCAGGCACATCCCAAAGCGTTAACCATTTGCGCTCCATAGACGGAGTGGGTTCGCCGTATTTATGTATGCAATCTGTACTGCCTACCATTTGTCAAATAGTTTTGAAGCTTTCTCAATTAGACCGGTGCGTATGGCTACTGACACCTTATCAATAAAGCTGTAAAAGCTTGGCTTTTTACCAAAGCGTCTCAACTGGTTCTCGCCAATGCTATGCAGGTCAAAACTGATCACTACAAAGTAGAAGGCTATGATTGCAAACAGAAACCCATCATAAAGCCAAGTGAGACCCACCAAGAGAAACAAGAGGCAAAACACGGTTAAGATGCTTGCTATAAGTATTACGCCGGCAAACTTCCAGACGCTGCTCCACAGCTTGTCGCTTTTCATATAGCCGCGGGATGATCCCGTTGATATTAGATGCTCTTTTTTTGCTGCGCGCGTGCCTGTATAGAAATCGGCAATACTTACCAGTATGTATAAGATCGTAAGGACTCCAAAGGCCAAAAGCGGCATTGTCATATCCTTAAGGCTGATGTCTCTCGTTAACTCAGCAATCAACTTTTTTGCACCGAATGAGCCGGGCAAAACCAGTACGACAAGCGCGCCGTCCTGATAGGTAAATGCTTTTTTGACCAGACTAAACACCAGTGTTGTAAGTTGATTAGAGGTTTGCATAGTGATTATTAGCCCAGCCCAGTGAAGGGCTTGGGCTAATTATATTTAGGCTGTTTTTGCTTGTTTTAGCAAAGCGATTCCTTTGTAGTCAGCACGACGGGCACGACCACCAGCACGTACTAAGAATGAATAGACATCCCCGTAATACACAGGGTTTCCTAAATCGTCAAAGAAGACGATGTCACCCATAGCAAATTCTACCGCATTTTTATACCAGAATAAGCTGGCCGCATCGTCAGTAGCGCTTCCTACTGCTTCAGGCGTTAAAATGGTACCTGCATCGTTTAGACGAGTTACAGAGCTTCTGGATTTAATATTCCATCCTTGAGCTTTGTACATGATACCATTACGACGTTCTTGCTCAGTCACACTTTGCATATAGGTAGCTGTAGTTGTGCTATCTGCTGGGAACATATCTTCTAAGTCCTGAGGAGTAAGTAAGGCTGTCATCTGACCTTCAAACCAGCGGTTTTCAGTACGGAATTTTGTAGCCATTCGCTGAAGGTCTTTTATCGTAGCTCTTTTACGAGTACCTGTAGCTCCTGAAGCAGCTGGCACACCATCATTAGCTCCTGTGGTTTCTAATACCTGAGTGCTTGGTAATGATGTTGCTCCATACCCGGTATAAGCAGGGCTGTTTAACCAGTTATAAATGGTTTCCTCTGCAACTGTTTGCTTGAGTTTGTCCTGATCTTCACCCAATACACTTGAGCGCTTATCATAGGAAAGCTCCATCGTGTCAATATTAGGAATCAATACCGGATCAGAAGTATATTCATCAAGCAGGTAGATAACATCGGTATCATTACGCTTACGTACCGTTGCGGGAAGTGTAGCCCTATTTTTTACGACATTACCTGAACCACCAGACTGTGGAACGTGAACGGCACGACCTCCGACCACAAAGTCATTTGCTTTGAATGAATCCTTAAGGAAACTATTGTCCTTGAAGATTTCTTCCTCAATATGGTTAAGCCAAATTTCTTTTTGAATAGCCATAAACGCAAGACCTTTAGGTACAAAAGACATAGCTGTACCAGTGATCGCTCCGGCAGCTACAGAAGCACAGGCCACCATAGGTGTTGCGCCAAAAAATACAGCTGCAACGACAAAGATGATCAACGCGTTATACAGCAGGTTAAGTGGTGAAAAATGTTTCATTGTGTTCGTTTTTGTGATTGTGATTGATGATCCCGGTTACCTCCGGGTGGGGTTTTTGTTATGCTTGGTACTCTTTACCCCAGCGGGCTTTGTACTTTTCTTTAAAACCGTCAAGGTTCTTTTCCTTCAGTTCGATAAGGCGGCCAGACTTGTCAAGCTCGTCGTAGGTCAACTTCATAAGCTCATCACCGGCGGGTGCGTCGGTCTTCATTTGGCTTGAAGCGGTTGGGGTAGATGGGATTGAATCCAAGTGTGCTTTTGCTGCGTCAAAGTCAGCATTAGCCAGTTTGATCATTCCCTCTTTTTGATCGGCAGTGATCTTGCGATCTTCAACGGCTTTGTCAACAAGGGCGATGATCTTAGCATCTTTGCCGGCATTCTCAGCTTCGTCAAGCTTCAGCTGTAATGCATCCTTTTCGCTCTCTAAGGTTTTGATCTGAGTGCCTTGGGTTTGGCTCAGTGTTACCAGCTCTGCGATTGCGGTGTGCGCATCGGTCTCGGTGGCACCGTCTGACAGTTTAAGCAGCGCCATCGTAGACGCAGTTAATTGAATAAGTTTCATAGGTATTTCGGTGTTTTGATTAAGATTTGTAAGTACTTCAGAAAGCTTTACCAGCTCGTCGGCTTCGTTGTAAAGCACTACAGCAACAGATTCACTATTAGAGCCTATATCACACATGGAAGCCTCTTTAAGCACTGATTTTTCGAGCCACTTTTCACCGTCTACTTCGACAAATTCAAGAGGTAAAAGCCCAGCGCTAGCCATTTTGATCGTTCCGTTTTCAACCTTTTTAAAGATTTTCATTGCGAAATCGTCGGTGTCGTCAAATACAGGCACGCCGGTAATCTGACCGTCCTTTAATTCGATATCCTCCCAATATCCTAGTGGTAAGATTTCGTCAGCCTTTTCGCCCTTAGGACGTATATGCATCCACAATAAGAGCGGATTGGTTTTAAAATCTGCTAAGTTGATTCCTGCGGTACGTACGCGGAAACCGTTGCTGTTTTTTGCCTCGGTACTAATTGGGAATCGTCTTGTACTCTTTTTCATAGTTGCCTGCTGCTTGTTGCATTTTGATGGGTCAAAGATGTATCGGTATCGAGGGGTAAAAAAATGCAGCTTGGTAATACCCCCCGGTAAAAGGGTACGCTGCCCCCTGCAAGAGATGGCGCTACAAAAGACAAATTCTTTTTTGGCGTGGATGCTTGCACCTTTGGCCTATGAAAAAAGAAGCCATACAGCGCAAAAAGGACTACGCCAAGCTGCTCTATACTGTAGAAGGTGTAACCGTACAAAAGGAACTCGCCGACCGGGTTGGGGTTTCTGCCGTGACAATGAATAAGTGGGTAAAAGAGGAAGGCTGGGAATCACTACGGGCAAGTGTGATCATTACTAAAGAGAATGAGCTGCACCGCCTATACTGCCAAATCACCGAACTCAACGACTTTATAATGGCCAAAGAGAAGGGACAGCGCTTTGCCAATTCTAAAGAGGCAGACACCCTGATCAAGCTTACCGGAGCCGTACGCCAATTAGAAACCGAAACCTCGCTGGCTGACACCATTGAGGTAATGAAGGACTTTATCAACCACATCCGGGAGGACGACTTTGAGAAGGCCAAAGAAGTCACTGCGCTGGCTGATGTGTTTATCAAATCAAAAATGAAGTAATGCGTACAGCAGCAGAAAAAAAGGCGGAGTTTGATTGGGATGAGTTTGTACAGGATATGAACCGGGATGCGCCGGTACATTCTAATGAAACCGAGCGCGAAAAACGGAAACGGGTTGCAGAACTGGAGACCGATGACGAGGCGTGGTTTAAATATTACTTCTCTAATTTCTATACCTCAGAGCCTGCTCCTTTTCACCGCAAGGCCACTAAGCGGGTGATGAGCAATGCAGAATTCTATGAGGTGCGCGCGTGGTCGCGGGAGCTGTCAAAGTCTGGACGTACAATGATGGAAGTGCTCAAGCTTACCCTTACCGGTAAGAAGAAAAACGTCGTACTTACCAGTAACTCTAAAGACAACGCCGAACGGCTTTTACGACCCTATAAGGTACTGCTCGAAAAGAATAACCGGATCATCAATGATTACGGGATGCAAATGAAGCACGGCAGCTGGGCAGATAATGAGTTTATCACCCGCAAAGGTGTTGCCTTCCGCGCCATTGGTGCCGGTCAGTCGCCACGGGGTACGCGTAACGACGCCGTACGACCAGACGTGCTGCTCGTTGATGACTTTGACACTGACGAGGATTGCCGAAACCCGGACACCGTAGATAAGAAGTGGGATTGGTTAGAACGTGCATTCTATGCGACGCGATCGATCTCAAACCCGCTCTTGGTTATTTTCTGCGGTAACATCATAGCCGAGCATTGTTGTATCAAAAAGGCAATGGAAATAGCCGACTATGCCGAGGTGATCAACATACGCGATAAGAACGGCAAATCTACTTGGCCTCAAAAAAACACCGAGGCAATGATCGACCGGGTATTGAGTAAAATTTCATACATCTCAGCTCAGGGCGAATACTTCAATAACCCGATAACCAAAGGGAAGGTTTTTGAAAACCTGCACTATAAAAAAATGATGCCGCTTAACCGGTACCGGTTCCTTGTGGCCTATACCGATCCCTCGTATAAGGGCGGTAAAAAGAACGACTACAAAGCCACGGCATTGGTAGGCCGTTATGGTGACGAGTACCACGTGGTTAAAGTCTTTTGCGCGCAGACCAGTACCGCAGATATGCTCGACTGGCAGTATGAGATTATTAAGCTGGTAAACGGTAAGGTACCGGTGTATTTTCTCATTGAGTGGCCTTCTATTGATGACAGCCTAAAGCTGGAGATCATAAAGGCAAACAAACGTCACAAGCTTACCCTGCCTTTAATGGCAGACCCACGGGTCAAGCCTGATAAGTTCTTTAGGATTGAATCCTTACTCGAACCCCTTAACCGAAATGAGAAACTCTGGTTTAACGAGAAGCTCAAGAAGTCTGACCACATGAAAAATATGGAGGATCAGTTCCTTGCGCTTTCACCCACGAGCCGGGCACACGATGATGGCCCCGATGCGGTAGAGGGTGCCGTTTGGAGTGTGAATTCTAAAGTAGGCGCAGACACCAGCCAAATACAAACTAATGCCGGAAGGCGCACAAACAATAAACGATGGTAACACGTGACGATTTTAAAAGCCACTTATATGCCGAAATACTCAATGCGGTAGATCGTGGCGACGAGGACATACTTAACGACGCAATGGCTGCCGCTGAGGCTCAGGCTATGGGCTATCTCAGCCGCTACGATGTAGATACGCTTTTTGCGCGTGAAGACGACGCGCGGGATGACATGCTGCTTGTGATTATTAAAGACCTTGCCGCTTGGCACTTTATTGTATTGGCAAATCCGGCAACCGATATGGAGCTTCGCAAGACACGCCGCGATGAGGCTATAAGTTGGTTAAAAGACATACAAAGTGGCAAGGTGGTACCGCGCAACTGGCCGCCTGCAATTGAAGAAAGCGCAGACCAACTATTTCACGTTAGCAGCGCACCTAAGCGCAATACCCGCTGGTAATTTAAACACCGATTAAAACGAATTTAAATGGCACGAAAAGTATCTAATAAACGAATAACCAAGACAAAGGTTACCAAACCGGCTGGCGCTCCTGATCAGATCGTATTGCATAAGATCGAGGTACGACCTTACAATCGTACTGAGCAAGACATACCTAACTGGAGGCGCGCAATTCAAAGCGCAGAATCTCAAATCCCACGGCGCAGCTTATTGTATAACCTCTATGCCGATGTTGACCTTGACGGTCACGTCGAGGCGGTGACTGGAAAGCGTCGCGATCCTATCAAAGCAGCCAACTGGCAATTTGTAGATAAGGAAGGGACGCCGGTTGATGCGGTTAATGATCTAATTGACTCCGTTGGTTTTGACGACCTGCTCGATGAGATTATGAACGCAAAGTTTTGGGGCTATTCTATGATGGAGCCTACCTTCTGGCAAGATCAGGACGGCAGCTGGGAAATGGACGCCGGACTTTTGCCGCGTCTCAATTACCGCCCTGAGAATGGTATACTGAGTTATGACAGCTACAGCGAGGAGGGCGTTAACATTCGCGAGGGTATTTATGCCAAAACCATTATGGAGGTCGGTAAGATCAAAGATTTAGGACTGTATATGAAAGCCTCGCCGTACGCTATTTTAAAGCGTGGCGGACTGGGCGACTATGCGGCCTTTATCCAGACGTTTGGGAATCCTTTGATCGATGCGATGTGGAATGGGTTTGACGAGAAGCAACGCGTGCAGCTTCAGCAAGCTTTACAAGAGATTGGCGCAGGCGGTACCATCATACGACCCGATGGAACCACCATCGACATCAAAGAGAATAACGTCAATGCCACGGGCGATGCACACGGTAACTTTTTGCGCTTTCTCAATGGCGAAATATCAAAGGCTTTAATTGGCACCACCGAGACTACCGAGAGCAGCTCCAGCTCTGGCTATGCTCAAAGTAAAACCCATCAGGAGCAGGACGAAAGCAAGCACGAGACCGATTTAAACTACGTTAGACGGGTGTTAAACTCACGTTTTATACGCATCCTGCAAAGTGCCGGGTTTGATACTCAAGGTGGTCGTTTTATCATTCAGGGCGAAAGTCAGGAACTCACAGTTAAGGAAAGCTATGAGATGTACAAGTCGATGCGCAAGGAGTTAGGACTGCCCATTGACGACGATTTCTTTTACGAGACTTTTGACGTGCCAAAGCCTGAGAATTACGATAGCCTTAAGGCTCAGCAGAAGGAACAAAAGCCACCGGTACCGGAACCGAAACCCGGGGCAAAAAAGGCTAACAAAAAAGAAGATCCCGATCGGGTGAACCTTTCCCTTTCTGAAGAGGAAACCAAGGAGCAACTTGATAGCGCTTTGATGCGCTGGCTCAGACGCTTTTTGCCTTTTTTTTCAAAAGCCCCGGCGGAGACGACCGGGGCAGCTGGACACATCCACACGCTTGATCTAAACTTTAAAGACGACTTTAACTATGACGATTATTTACGTAGGTTCTGGAATCGTGGTGGCAATACCGTCTTCGATGGTGAGCTGTTTAACAGTACAGCAGATAAGCTCATTAACGGACTTAGAACCGGCTGGATTGACGGAAACAAAATCAACCTCACAGACGCTCCCGGATTTGTCTATGGAGTTGATGATCCGGGATTACTCACTGCATTTGAGCAAAACCTGTTTAGATTTAGCGGAGCCAAAACCCTTTGGGAAGTGCAGCAGCTCAACGCGCTTTTTCGCCGCGCAACAAGCTTTGAAGAGTTCTACCAGCTGGGTAAACAATTCTTGGATAAATCGCGTAAAGACTACCTCGAGACCGAGTACAACACGGCGCAGTTAACCGGTGAAGCTTCAGCGAATTATTACCGCTTGATCAAGCAAACCGATATTTTCCCGTATTGGCAGTATAAAACAGCTGGTGACAATCTCGTGCGTCCGGAACATGCTGCGCTGGAAGGTGTAACGCTACCGGCAAATGATCCTATTTGGGATAAGCTATTCCCGCCTAATGGCTGGAACTGCCGCTGCTATATCCTGCCGCGTATGAAACACGAGGTTGATCTATCTAAAGTTGATGCAGACCGGGCGCGTGCAATGGCTTATATCGACTCGCCCAAATTTGAGCGGGAGACCAAAAGCGGTTTTGGCGTTAACCGGGCGAAGAGAAAGTTTGTATTTGCTGAGAATCAAAGGTACCTGAAGAACTTTAGTAAAGACCCCGATTTCACATTACGCAAACTAGGCGCTGAAGATTTTGACCTGCTTGACTTTATTACGATGAAAAACAGAGCAATAGGTATTGCTCCACAATACGAAGATACGGCGGTGGCATTTTGGGAAGCCTTAGAAGAGCTGGAAGGCGAAAAGGTATTGCGTGACTATCATAACAGGCCGGTAAGCGTTGGTAAAAAAGACTTTGATCGTCATACCCAAGATGCTCGTAAAAAGCGCGCACATCGTACGACATTGCTTAACGCGCTAAGTGAAGGGCTTAAGGAGGCCGAGGAGGTGTGGCTTACTGAAGAAAAGCTCACCGCCTATACGTATATCAAGTATTATCAGGATGTGGCTATACAGATCGTTGTTAAGATGGATAACGGAAGTCTAAAACTGATCAGCTGGTATGAGATCGCAGAAAAGGAAAGTGTGATCAGTAAAGCCCGGCGTGGACTGCTTATAAAAAGATAAGCCCCCGCGAAAGCGAGGGCAAGGTCTTACAGGATGTTATTTCTGACGCCGTCTTTATCAGCCGTTGCAGCTGCTTACCTGTGCGCAGCCCTTCCTTTACCGCCATCATAACAGTACAAAGATACATTAAATGGATTACAAACAGCAATTAAATAACTGGTTTTCAAAGTTCGAGCATCGTTTTGATACTGCGGTACCGGTGATTGTATCTGAAACGGCGACGGAGTTCTTTAAAGAGCGTTTTGATAAACAAGAGTGGGATGGTGTGCCTTGGGAGCAACTCAACCCAAAGTATGCCGCAAAAAAGACACGCGGTAACGGGAGAATACTCACCAGAACCGGAAATTTACAGGCATCTATAAGACCCACTCAAGTTAACGCCAACCGCGTGGTGATCTCAGCTGGAAATGTTAAGGTACCGTATGCCCGCATTCATAATGAAGGCTTGCGGGTGCGTGGCGTGCAAAACGTGCGTGGCTATACCAATACCAATTTTATGGGTAAAGGTAAACGGGTACAGATCAAAGAACATACGCGCAAAGTAGACTACAAGATGCCCAAGCGTCAATTTGCCGGCAATTCTAAGTATCTCAATCAAGCTATTATTAACCGCCTTACGGCATTTTACAACAATCGATGAAAACGCTATTTATAGACCTAACAGACCGCCTGCAAGCCCTTGACGTTATCAAATGGGCAGATGAAGACAAGGGGCAAATGAATTATGAGAAACCGCCTATTCTGTTCCCTGCGACGCTGATAGACATTCAAGAACCCCGGCGGCAAAATTTGAATGTAAAAATACAGGAATGTAACGCCCAGATCACTGTTGCAATATGCCTAGACTGGAGGGGTAACACCAATGCCGTCACTCCTGAAGCTGCACGCGAAAAAAGCTTATTTTATTATGATGTCGAAGAGGCTGTCTATCAAGCTTTGCAAGGTTGGAGCAATGGGCAGATTAACACGCTGGAGTGTGTGGGTAAACGTAAACAAAAACGACCTGATCAATTTACAGTGCTGGAGTTGGTTTTCACAACGCAATACCGAGACAGCTCTGCGCTAGACGCCGGGTAAATTCACGCGCCCAGACCAGTCAAAATGCGGGTATTGCTTGCGCAGCTCTGCAACCGGTGTACGCGCATCAACGAGGCGATTAACCAGGGCAGTTCGTTTTTTGAGTTCGTTGTAGATCGTGTCTGGCTCAAGGAAGAATTCAAGGTGTAAGTGATGTAGGCAATCTTCATACAGCATACGGCATATAGAACCATAATAATAGTACCTATGGGCGATAGCGTCAGCACGGCGCGCTAGATTGGGCTTGCTGTGCGCCGGCTCAATAGGCTGAAAAATAAGATTATCGTAAAGTGAGTATTGCCCTTTCATCTAGTAACAAAAATAACGGCTTGCTATATAATAAGCAAGCCGTTAGCAATGGGTGTTTTTAACAGGTTATTACCAGTCGCTATTCTTTAAAATAACTAAGAATACTTATGATAATTGCAACAACGGCAATGATAAAATCTCTATTCTTTTTTGCTACTTCCCAAATAAATTCCCATCCAGATGAAGGGTAACCTCCATCTTTAATATGCAATTTGCCTTTTCTAGTTATTGTTATAAGTTTTGAATCACCTGTTCTAGTGGTAGTATTCATTTCTGTAGTATATTCGTCTTTCACCAAATCGATAGACACCTTAAACAGCAAATCAATATCTTTATTTAGAATTTCTGATAATTGCCAAATTCCTTCTGACTCCAAACGATCTGTCTTATTTAGATGCTTGAGAATTGCGTTCTTAGCTTTATTATCTCTAATCAATTTTTTCATACTACAGGTTATTTACCAGTCGCTACTTTCAGTAACTGGAGACTCATTTAAAGCAGCGGAGAGTAGCCCTATAAACCGAAAAGAGAATAAGGTCTCTAAGGTTTCTTTTGCAAGTTCGCTTTTAAGTTTCCCATTTTTATATATACCATAGTTGCCAGTTAAAAAACCTCCGGTGTCATTGGTTACCAAGTCAAGACGTTTATAATCTGAGGTTCTTAAGGTAGTCATCTCAAGAGAAGGAGCGTCTATACGCACTTTGCCGTCTTTAAAGCGAATGGTATAGGTATAATCTAAATCAAATACATTACCGCCTTTAGATCGTGGTACCGCGTTAGCTTCAAAACCATTAACTGTAATTTGAGTGTCTTCAATGGTACTTAGTGCAGCATCCGGGTTTTTATATTGCCGGTGCAAATAAGCCAATACACGGTCATATAATACAGCCGCTGAAGCGTCTTTAAACTCGGCTACTTGATAGTCTTCATCACCATATTTAAAACCCTCAGGGGTTACATGCCATGTTTGTGCAAACGAAGCTGTTGAAATGAATAGTAGGAGTAGTAGTATTTTCATTGCTTGATCTTAATGGATACTTGGATCACTCCATTTAACGGTTCTTTTCTTGTCTTTAAATTCTCCATTGTATGGAACAAAAACTGAGCTAACGGGTTGTTCGTTGATTTCTGGGTCGTATGTATAAGTAATGTAAACCCATCCCCCCGGAACTCGCAAACAGTCAACTGCTCTTTGCTTGTCTGAAAAAATATTTGTCTGCTCGTGCAATTCTAAATCATATAAATTTTTAGCCATAATTTTATTGTTTCCAGTTATTTAATTCTTCCTCAGAAACCTCTATTATTCCAGATATCCCTTTAAACCGAACTCTTCCATTTGGGCTACCAATCTTTTCAATGGCAGACTTTATCATTTCGCTCTTAGTAGGAAAGCTATCAAAGTCTTTTAATGTTATATAGTCTGCTGATGTTGAATCACTCGTTCCGTCAGACTTTAAGAAGAACACAATATAATTTTTCATAATCCTAAGTTTAAGTTAGAAAGATACAACAATCTGAAAAACAAGTATTACAGATTTCCTTAACATTGAGTATATTGTGTATTATTAATAAATATTTAATCACATTATGGCTAAACAAGACAGACCGAACCATCCAAGACCATCAAAACCTCAAGGGCCACCTTCCAAACCAAATACTGGGAATCCTAGACCTGATACTCGAAATAATCCTCCCGGTAAAGGAGTAGAGCGACCACCTAGAAGAAAATAAGATACGTTAAGATAAGTAGTGTTAAACCGATGGCCATTAATGCCATACTTGCGTAATTGCAGCGTCGTGTCCAACCAGAAAACAGTTCTGCTCTTGTGTCGTGATGCTGTATTTTTTTTTCAGATTCATCACAAGGATTATATATATTATCCAAATCATAATCGCTCATAAGCCAATCTTCATAATTAGCTTTTTGTCCAAAAGATTGAGACACAAAATTTGTTATTATAGCTAATAGAAGTGCTATTCCAGCGGCTTTGAGCAACCAGTTCGAACAGACGTTAGAATACATTGGATTTTGTAAATATTTCAAAGTCTCTAGACAGGCATAAATACCAGCTCCAGAAATTGAAATAATTAATAAATCGATTCGTTGTGTGCTATAGAATAATCCTTGCCAAGCTAAAGTCTTACGCTCTTTACAATTATCTAGTTTATATTTATTCTTATCTTCAGTCATTGGGTGTCATTTTCTTTTTAAATGTAAACTTTTAAAAATTAATTATTGAGGTTTACATTGTTTCTAATAAATTATAAGTACCAATGAATAAAGAATTTCTTATATACATTTTATATCTCGTTATTGCTTTTTTCGTCGTGAGATGGTTGGGACCCTCATTTGTAAAACGCGAAGGGAAGACAAAGGAGCAAATTGAAGAGGACACTAAAATAATTAGTGTTTTTTTAAAAATTATTTTCGGTATAGTCCTCGTTGTTTTTATTTACAACCTTTTAGATGCTTAGGATTAATTAGCAATCTTCGTTTGCAATGTTCCAGTGATGAAAGCAATATTTCAAGTTGTATACCGGTTCATCACAGCTCTTTATGCAGCAGCTTTCACCGCGCACCGGTGTATCAAGTGCGCCACCTGCTAATAAAGCATTATAAGCGGTTTTCGTGCCTTGAGTTTTAGGTAAGATGGGCAAACCTAAAGCTTCAGCGAGGCGTATTTCGCCAAGCATCCCGGGAGACACACCGTCACCATATAACCATACTTCACGTATGGCGCCGCTTTTAAGCACGCAGCGCCCGTTTTCTAAACCTCTGGCACGTTTAGCCGGGTTGTTGTCATCAAGTGCCAGCACGTCTGCGTAATACGGCGCAAGCGGTACCACCTCAGGTTCTGCTAGGTTAATTTGACGTATCACTTTTGCAAGTGCTTCTAGATTACGTACGACGTTGCCGCCTATGGGGTGTGCGATATATACTATTTTCATTTTTTTTGTTTTATTTGTTAAAATTTAAATATGATAAGCTTTAAAGACATCAAGGACGCGGAAGAAGGACTTAAATCAATCTTAGTATTTATGGTTATGATGCCATTCTGGTATTCCTATTTTGGAGCTTTTTATCCTGAGATTCTAAAACGTTCTGATCTTGTACTTGAAATTTGTTATTGCTTTGCATTAAGCATTAGCGGTGGTCTACTGTTTTTACTTCCAAGCCATTCATATTTTTCGTTTGGTAAACTGAAAAAGCAGAAGGCATTAAAACATTGCTTCAAGGCCGTTACCCTTGAGATTTTGGTTTTAGGTTTAATGTCTGTGATTCAAGTGTCAATTAAGTCATTACCATTAGAAGCAATGATTTTATTTTTCTTTTTACCATTCACAATTCATTCAGCTATTATTGCAACTATTTCGATGCGCAAAGAATTCAAAAAACGTAGCAGCAAATAGTTTTTTAGTGAATACTTCCGTGGTTATCTTCCCAATAGCGCTGATTGAGGTACACGCTGGGGGCGGCTTTGTTGTAGCGTTTACGTGCTAAAAACTTGTCATAGGTTGGGATGTGACCTAAGGCGGCTATTTTGTCTTTTTTAGAAAGGCGCTTCCAAGAGGCCTGTGATTGGCTCTTTTTTACCTTATGATCGTAGGCATTGTAAAACGCGTCAAAGCTTAGATCAGGCTCACCTATGATGATTTCAAAGACCGACTTTTTAGCCTTGAGCCAGACGCTTTTCATAATCGCCTCGGTCTCCGGGAAGTTACCCTCTTTAAATAACCAAGTGATTTGTTTTGTTGAGAGCGGTTTATCCTGAATTTGAAAGCTGATTAAATTGCCTTTTAAATCGTATTTAAACTCCCATAAAACGGAAAGGCTATCGCCCTTTACGGTGTAAGTTGTTACTTGTTCCATTTATTGTAATTTTTGATCCAGTTCGTGTGCGATGCTAACCACCGCGTTGTATTCATAAGTACCGGCGCGAAATAAGCCCCGGTTTATGCGCAAATGTCTTTCGATGGCGTCTGCCTCGTAGTAGGCGAGTTCAAGCGATTTAGGCTTGTCATTTGGTGACATACGGGCTTCAATTGCTTTCTTTGCTACTCGCACGAGTACCTTTTGTAATATGGCCGCCGCTGCTTTGCCTATGCGGGTCGTTGTATCTGGCGTTTGTCCCATGTGCAGTACCTGCTCCATGACGAGGTAATGCTCTGGTTTTTGTTTGATTTTAACTGGATGCATTTTCTAAGTATAAACCGGTTGTTACTTGGGTATTGAATTCGCCTCCTTTTACGCCTTCAAGCGCTTCACGGTCGCGGCGTTCTTTTTCGCTTAGCTCAAAGGGATCAATTTGCTTGAGGTCACCTTCACGATAAAGCTTTGAGGCGATCACATAATTTGAAAAGAAGATCTTGTCAAGCTTTTCACGGGCTCGTTTTTTATTAGCCGGCTTTCGGTACCGCTTAAGCTTGGGAGTAACGAGGCGTCGGTATTCGCCGCGCATATGTTTTCTAAAGTACTCATAGGCACACTCAAGCGTTACCCAATCAATATATTCTAGCTTAATGGCAATTTCTCTAACATCCCAAGTGTCTCGGCTTGCTTTCATCTGCCTGTCTGGAAAGAAGTACTTAAACAGGGTGCCAAATAGCATTAACTCGGTGTTTTGAGCGTATTTGAAGCGGTATTCTTTGAAGGTTATATTTTGAATCTGCTCGGCGCTTAGGTTGTATTTCTTCATCAAGCGATCAAGTGCAGCCTGTGCCGCCCCCTTTTCACCGGAAACGCCTCGCTTAACGAGTTCGTAAACTTTTTGAATTTTATCATGTTGCTCTGGTGTCATATACAATCTGTTTTTGGTTCTGTTATATCTGTTCCGCATTGGCGGCACGCGGTTATGGTGGTCTCACATGTGGCGCTTAGGTTTACTACGCGTATGTAGCGGGCTTCTAAAGGATGCTCGCAGACGGTTTCAAAAGGCTGCGGTTTCATTTATACAGACTTTTTAAAATGCCCTCAAGGGCGTTAATGATCTTGCTTACCTCTTCGGGATGCATCTTGAGCAGCGGCTTGCGCACCGGTGCGCGATCGCTTTGCAGCCAAGCCCCAAAACGGGTGATATCTGCCACACGACCAAAGCGCGGGTGATCTGTTGTCCATTTGATTTGTATAAGCAAGCTTAAGATGGCTTTGTGGCGCTGGTTGTTTTTATCAAATTTGCCCCACGTACTGGCAAGGTCTGCGGTAGCCATTGGCACCGGTTTAAGCCCCATTTGTTTTAAAATGGCGTTGGCTTGCGCATAGGTGAGATCATTGGTACTGATCTTGTCATTGTCACCCGTTGCCCATTGCACCCATTCTTCTTTGGTATCGCGGTTAGGCGCGTTAACGTGTATGAGCTGCTTTTGCTTTTTATTGGCTTTCATAGATTATACCTTAATGAGGTTATAATTGCTTTTATAACCTTTATAGATTATTTTGTGATAAGCCGGGGAGTCGAACCCCGGGAATAGATGCTCAGCAAATACTGTCTATTACACCAGCCTTATCGGTTTTCGTGATCTCGCTCACGAGGGCGGTCGTTCTGTCGCTTAGTGCTATGACTTTACTGGTGGCACACATTGACCGGTATTCCTGCCTAATAATTTTCAAGGGCTCAGCAGGAGCGGCAGTGACAGCGCATCAACCGTGACAGCGGCTTTTGGGTGTCGGCACCTCTCTTTTAATCCCTAGTGACAGGGCGATTTTTTAGCTTGATCTTGCGACCTATGTAGCATTTAAAGGCATTGGTTTCAGAAGGTGTAAGCTCTTCTTTTGCGATCCAGTTGCCGTTACTATCTTGATACACCTCTTTAGAGTTTACCCAGTAGGTGTCTGCGTTTACCGTTGGCTCAATTGTTACTCCCATAATTAGATACTTGAAAATTGAAGGTTAACCGTTTGCCATTTGCCGTCTGCGCCTTTTCGCTTGACCTCATAACCAAACCCTTTAAGGTGGTTGCTGTAACTCTCTTTGATCAAACGGAGCCCTTCAACCCAGCGCGGATCGTCGTACTTAGCTTCGTGTTGCAGGAGGATCATTACCCGGGCATACTCAAGCTCTCCCTTTTCATTTTTCTGAAGGAAAGACATTAAGATCTCGTAAGTTTTTAAATCACGCTTTTTGATAGTTTCGCCTAAAAACTCTCGAATTAGTTCCTGAGCTTTTATACTACGCTCGTCCCAAATTGGTTCTGTATCCCTGCGGCGGGTTATGCGATAATCACCAGCTTCGTTAGTGATACTGAAACCACCTTTACTATTGCTACGCATCTGACCGTAATTGTTAAGCAGTTCTGCCTGCTCCTCCATACGGTTATGACATAAGTTTTTAAGCTCTACCAAATATTCATTGGTTTGAAGCGCTAATTTCATAATGAGGTTAATAGTCTCATCGCGCTTGCGCTCGTATTCTTTCTTTTCGCGTTCTGCGGCTTTGGCTTTTTTGGCGCGCAATTCTTTTAGTTTAGCCTCCAGTTGCTCTTCGGTTAATTCTGCGGTGGTGTCCTGTGTTGTATTCATCTTAGTCTTCTATGATTTTAAAGTTTATTGATAGTCTCCCGGTGTCTGTAGCCGAGAAGGTGAGTTTAAGGTTCCAGTTGTCTGCGTGGTCTTCCAGTAGATCAATTTGGGTAGTGTCTATGGTTTCCCGGGTGTAAACATTGGCTTTATAAGGAAGCCCTTCCTCCAAGTGCTCAATGTTGAGCGTATACGGCTCAGATAGAATCTTGTCTAGGTCTCTCTGAAAATTTCTAATGTTCTCGTCGATCTCGTGCTGTGTTGGTGTCTCCATTGTCATAATCTTGTTTGCTTAATTCGTTCCATTTCTCTCGTGCCAAATAGGCTTGTATCATTGCGCTGATCGCGCGGTCGTGGTACCCACTCATATCTTAAAATCCATTCGCACACGCAGTACAATACGCTCAAGGTGTGCCGGTAGTTCGTATAGGGGTGTTGCGCTCCCTGTGTCACCCGAATTGATATCATCAAGTGCGTGCATTACTGCGGCGCGATGCTGATGCAGGCAGGTGCGTTGACTAACTGAGAAGTAAGCGCTTTCGCGTGTTGCCTTAAGTACCCCAGTGATCAGGTCATTGCGATCGTATAATTGGTGTGCGTTCATATTGCCAATGCTTTTTTAATTAATACTTTGCTGTAGTGCTTGTGGATCACGCTGGTATAATCGCGGTAGATATCTTTAAGCGTATCACGATCGAGATTGCCATTGTAGCTGCTTACATCGTCTGCGAAATAGCGCTCAAAAGTGCGCAGGTTCTCACGCCACCACGTAAAGAGTGCGTTATTACTCAGCAACATTTGCAGCTGCTCTTGATTGTGGGCTTTTTTCTGGCACCACTCTAGCCAAAGCGAGAAAAGCGTTAGCTCATACTCCTGCGGCGTTTCTTTTAATAGTTCGTTTATTGCTTTCATAAGATATCGTGGTATTGCTTTGCGCCCTCTTCCCATACGGTGTATGGTTTAGAAAGCTGCCCGCGGTTCATTCTACTTTTTGCAAACACTCTAAAGCCTACACAATGCAGCTTTACATCGGCATCGTACATTATGGCTTTTGCAAGGCTGCCCATAGGTTGCTTGCCTTCAGCGTGGCTGTTCCATATAAACAAGGTGTTAGGGCAAGCCTTTTGCAGCGCCTTGTAGCCCCGCTTGTCAAGAAAGGCGTACTGTACCGAGTCAATAATTACAATGCCTGCGCTTTTGTGGCGCGACTGGCGCTCTCTGATCTCGTCTATAGTCAACTTGTCTAATACTTTGAAGCTGCCGCGGCGGCACTCTTGCATTCGGTTTTCTTTAATTGCCTCCTGCATAGACATACGCGCACCCTCTTCAAGCGAGTTATACTCGACCTTTTCAAACTGTGTGAGGTATTTTGCTAATTGCATTAGAAATGTGGTTTTACCTTCTCCTGAGTTTCCAAAAAGAAACCAACTGCCGGAGCGCTCTGGTGTTCCTATTAATTCTTTGAACCGCCCCTCAAGGGGGAGCGTTTTAAATTTTTTCTTTAGCAGCTCGTCAACCGAGACTGCACGTTTAATTTTTGCCATTTATTCACTCAATTCCGGCTGTTCTTGTCTCGCTAGGTGTATTCTCTTGATTTCACGTCTTACGCGCCTAAAATCGCCCCCAAACGTGTCATAAATGAATGTGATGTCTTCCTCGTCGTCTACACCATTGGCGCGGCAAACAGCTGCAACATCGTCGCGATTGATAGGGTCAAGCTCTATGTGGCGGCGTCCTACACGACTGTATAGTTCGTCATACCCCGTTTTTGAGTGTTGAATACCGCGTTCAATACGCTTGCGCAAGGCTTGCACGCCGCTCAGGATGATCCCCAAGTGCCCTTCGTGGTCGTTGTAGAACTCCATAAACATATCGAGCTGCGGGTCTTTCAGTTTATCAGCCTGATCAAGAATAAGCAACGGTTTTGCCCATCTAATGATTTGATCGTTCCATTTCTCCAGCATTTGTTCGGTGGTTCCTATAGGTTGAACACCCATAGCAAGGAGCAAGTGGCGTACAAAGGTTTTTTTAGTCCAGCTGGCTTTGCATTCTACGTGCATCACATTCTCATTGCGGCGCGCATAGAACTTATAGCCATTTGATTTACCCTTGCCGGCATTATCACTAATGAGAAGCGCAAGCCCTTGCATACGGGCAGCGTGGCAGTATTTATAAGCTTCATTAAGGTTTGCCGTCATAGCGATCTTCCAGTCTAGCTCAATGCTGAGATTGCCCTGAACCTTGCGAAACATATCGTCGCTAATCAAGCCCCAATTGCCGGCGATCATCTGGCTAATGGTTGCCGTACTCACCATTGCCTTAATCGCTACAGACCTTTGACTGGTTAAGCTTGCAGCCTTAGCGACCTCATTAACAATGGTGCTCTTAGCTGCATTGCTTATACGGCTTTTATTTTTGGTTTTGACACGAGGGTCTTTATGATGGGCAACTGCTTCTGCTGATTGTGGTACCATAGTTATATTTTATTAAGCCAAGAACCTGCGCCGGCTTCTGCCATTGCACGAGACTGCTTTGGCTGGCGGCCTCTGAACTTCATCTCAAGTTCCTGGTCTTCGATTAGTGATTCTTCAGTGATGTTGGTGCGCTGGCGTAATGCTTCAAGCTCTGCCTGAACGCGCTCGACGTCTTTATCGCGGGTGCCTATCATTTTATGTACGCGCCCGTGATCTTGATCATCCATAAGTAAAGGGATGCTCTTAATGCTCTTGACAGGCTCGGCGTCTGCGATGTATTTACTTTCGCCGTTAGGCAGTCTTAAGTATAGGCGCACATAATTGTCAAGCTGATCAGGATCATACTGTACAAAGAATTTGCAACCGGTATAATTATCGCGGAAATCAAGATCAACGTGGCCGTCTGCCGTGTAGACTTCAAAGTGATAGCGTTCTTTACCTACTGTAAGGCGTATACCGTCACGATTGTAGGTGTTAGTGTTAGTTGAAGTAACCCAAAACAACTGCACCATATCAAGCGGGCTAATCTTATCTAAAGCAAAGGTTTGCTCGTGAGTAGCGGCCTCGTTGCGGCTTACTTTTAGTTTTGGGTGGGCTGCATTATTCCATTTTTCAACTGAATAGGCAAACACCTCGCGCAGCTCGTCAATAGTCTTGAGCTTTTCGCGGTGACGCTTAACAAACTCCATATTTGGGCGACTGTCTGCTTTAAGTGCTGTGATAGCTTGCTTATCTGAAAACCACCACTTGTTGAGAAACTGCTGCTGAAAGCGACCTATAAGCTGCTCAGCGGGTGAACCGTGCTCATAAGCGCGGTGGGCATAATGCTGACCACCATTAGCCGTCACAATATTGCTATACAGTTCTTGAACCGCTTTCATTTTGTGACCACTTTGGTTATCATAGGTTAACAGCGCAGGCTTGCATTGTGTCTCCTGCAAAGCCATTTTAAAAGCGCGGAAATGTGACTGGTGGTCTTCGGTAAGGCTAAAGTCGTGACCTACAATTTTCTCGCTATACACGTCAAATATGAGGTTGACTTTGATATCTGCACCCATTGAGTAAGGCGCGCCTTCTTTAAAGTGAATCCAGTCAAGCTTGGAGCCGTCAATGGTTAAATATGCATAAGGGAAATAATCGCTCTTATCGCGTGTAGTCTTGTGACCAAACTGACGCACATACTCATCTTTGCCGTGGCGGGCTAATACCCAAACCTTTTTCTGTTCCGGTTTATGAAGCCACTTATAAATGGCGTCTTCGTGAAGTGAAGGCCACTTCTTAGCGATACGATAGGCATCGTATTCAAGGTGCAAGTCTGTAATACTAGGCTTGTGTGGGAGGCAGTACTTAGCGAGTAGCCAGTCTGCAAGGGCACCTTTAATTTTTTGGGTGTTGGTGTTACCGGTACCGGCGTGGATCAGGCGCTCATAGCCCTGTTCTGCATATTCTTTATAGCGACGCTCAAGGCTGCGAGGGTTGCTTGGTAATTTATGAGGAAATTTAGCCTTGCCATCTTCACGCTTAAGCGTTTTTAGTTCAGCAATAACCTTGGCAAGTTCGCGCTTACCTTGAGTCTTTTTAAATGAAGTGTTGCGAGCCGCTTTAACCTCTATTTCTTGGAGCAACTCACCGTAAAGGTTAAGTATCTGCGCCTCGATATAGTGCTGATACTCTTTTTGGGGTGAAAGGCCGGCTTTCATAAAGAAAACCGCGGCTTTGTCGTCATTGTTAAGTCTGCTAACAAAGGAGTCGACATCGTCTTTACGGTAAGGGTCTCCAAATACTGCTTTGATCTTGGCCAAAAATTCATCAGGAATACTCGACCACGCGATAAGACCGGTGCGACCTCTTCCAGCTGTGCGGAGGCGGTTGAGTTTTGCTCGTTCTTTGCTGCACCAATGCTGAAATTGATGGTACGTAAGTAAACCAAGCTCAAGGAAGACATCTTGATTAACCCCAAGTTGGTTGCCGTTGTAGTACTCGTATATGTTATCGCTCGTGATCATCTAAATGGGCTTATATGATGTTTTTTAGTGCTTCTTGCATTTTTTTGCTTCTCGCTTCTAAAAGAGCATTGGCAGCAGGTTCAATTGCAGCATTATTAGTTTTATTCTTAAACCATCGATCTACTGTCATAAGATCAACCTCGGCCAGTTTCGCGATCTTAGTCATATCACCCCATTTTAGTTTAGCCTTTAAGCTTTTACGGTATTCTATAGTGTTCGCGCTTTCCAT